TCAGCTGCGCGTCCTTCTTCATCTCGGCGAGCATCTTGCCGTCGAGCCCGTGGGCCTTCTGGTTGGACCAGGCGCGGTGCTTGGACTCCTCGTGCCGCTTCTTCTTCTTGCCCCGGGTGTCGCCATCGAGCTGGACGGTGTGCCCGGGGAAGCGCTCCTGGATGATGGCGACGGCGCGGTTGTACTCCTCGCGCGTGTTGCACATGCCCAGCACGCCCATGTCGACCGGGGTGAAGGAGCCGATGCCGTCACCCACGACCTCGAGGGCCAGGCGGCCGGTCTCGCCCCAGTAGGCGCCCGTGGGCTCTCCACAGGTGGGGCAGGGGGGCTTGGCGCTCGTGCCGGTCTTGACGTACACGTCGCGGGTGATGTGGCCCTGGGGGCAGGTCAGGTCGAAGATGGCCATCAAGTCTCTCCGCGGCGGATGGTGCGGTAGGCGTCGGTGGAGATGGCCCCCATGTTCCACAGCTCGGTGGCTGCTTGGGGGTTGAGGTGTAGCCACTCGTAGGGAAGGGAGTGGATGTCGGTGACGGGGCCGCCCTTCAGCTGGGCGTGCTTGATGACCCGGTTGGCCTCTGCGCTCTCTTGGCCGAAGAGGGCAGAGGTGAACTCGACAGGGAGTGTCGCTGTTCTGTAGACCAGGTCGGCAGCGGCTTCAGCGGTGCTCTGGGGGAGCGCTGCGTCCTTCCCAGCGGCGACTGCCTGGCCGAAGGATCTTTTGACGGCCGAGTTGCCCTGCAGATGCTGGTCGAACCGCTTCTGGTCGTCTTCGGCAGTGGCGCGTGCGCCACGCTTCGCCTGGGCAAGGACTTCATCCGCGGAGGGGCGGGGCATGGAGCTACCTGATGGGGGTGGATGCGTCGGGGTCGAGGGTAGTCCAGGTTCCGCTCGAGGCCTCGTAGGAGTACTGGGTGCCCGATTCCCCTTGGACGATGATCTCGTAGGGGACTGGGGGGTTGCCCTCCAGCTCTGCGGCGACGTCGATGATCTCGACGGGCTCACCCAGCTCCTCCTCGGCTCCACCGTAGATGCCGTGGACGGCGTCCTTGGTTGCGGGATCCCACTCCTGACCTGCAGCGATCTCTTCGACCCGCTCGGGGCCGTTGGAGATGAAGCTGGGGGACCACTCTTCTGGCTCTTCGCCCTCGGGCGCAGGCTCGGGCTCGAGAGTGGCTCCTGTGGCGGGGCTGACGCCACGACGCGGCGTCGACTTCTCGGGGTCCCCGAAGAACTCCTCCACCTTCGACCAGTCTTGGGCGGGCTGTCGGAGGCCCTGGCCGGTCTTGTCGTAGCCCATGGAGTCGAGCCAGATGGCCTTGTCCCCGTGGAAGACCTGGGCCCGCTTGGTCTTCGGGTCGAAGTGCCCGAAGGTGATGCCCGTCTCTCCGATGGTGTCGCCGGGCTGCACGTCCCACTGGGCCTCGCCCAGCTGGAAGCCGACCTTCTGGTCGTTGGCCCCCAGGGTCAGGGCCTTGTTGGGCCGCAGGTCCCGCAGGTTCTGGGGCAGGTCCGCGGCGGTGGCCTCGGTGGCGAGGGCGGAGCGGGCCGCCTTCTTCGCCTTGTCTAGCTGGCCGTAGTAGTCGTCCTTCGGCTTGGAGGCGATGGCTCCCTTGCCGGCGTCGACGCTGGGCCCGAGCTTGGGCATCAGTTGGGGTTCTCGTCTGAGGGGACGGGCTCGGGCTTGGGGAAGGCCAGCTGCTCGGGGCTGCGGCCGAACCGCTCGTAGACGACAGATTCGAGGGCTTCTGCTTGTGCGAGCTGGTGGAGTTCCTCTGCGTTGGGGGGCGCTCCGCCTCGCCCGCCTTGGGTCGAAGACACCGAGGGTAGGAGGCCCTCGAGACCACGCTGCTGGGGGCGGAGGGGGGGCTTGTCCCCGATGATTCCGGGGTGGAGGTGGCGTGCCTTGTCGCCACGCTGCCCCTCAGCAGCGTCGTGCGCCTTCTCAGGGCTTGGGGCCAACTGCTGCAGCTCTTCGTCCGTGAGGTCTCGGAGCCGCTGCATCTCAGCCTGATGGATTGCCTTGTAGTTGGGGTTCGCTCGCATGAGGGCGAGTCGATGCCCTGAAGCCCCTTCTGGGCCCGACAAGGCGGCCTCTTGCCGCGCGGCCGTCTTGAGCCGGTGGACGAGGTCGTTGACGTTCGCGTACTGGTTCTTGGGCATCTACATCACCGGGGCGTCGGGGGGTGCCATGCCGGCGGGACCGCCAGCTCCTGCTGCCATGAGCTGCTGCTCGAGCATCGCCATCTCCTCGGGGGAGGGCTGCGGGGCGCCGCCTGCAGGGGCCTGCTCGCCGCCCCCTGCGGCCGCGCCGCCCAGGGCTGCCTGCTGCGCTGCCTGGGCCTGGGCCTCGAGCATCGCAGCGACCTCCTCCTCGGGGAGGATGAGCTTCTCGGGGAGCCCCATCCCGATGATCATCTCCTTCATCAGGGAGCGGGTGTCCACGTTGGGGTCCTGCACCAGGAAGGGAACCAGGTTGACCAGGGTCTCCGCCTGGATGCCGGGGTTCTGCTGGACCGGGTTGTAGGCCACCATCTTGAACGCCATCTCGACGTCGCGGATGGTGTCGAGGGTCACGTCGACCCAGCCCCGGGAGCCCGAGATGCGGACGGCCTTGGACTCCGCCATGTACTTCTGGCAGAGGTAGAAGCTCTTCGACGCCACGTCGACCATGGCGTCGTTCAGGTGCCCCTCGCGCGTGCCCAGGCGCGTGCGCATCTGGGCGTCGATGATGGCCATCTCCGTGGCGGTACGAGCGCCTGTGACCTGGCCGCGAGCTGCTTCGGCGAGCGCGCTGATGAAGGCTGCGTCGTCCTCCTGGCGAGCCGCGAACTCCTTCACGGCGTCGGGGTTCTCCGGCGTCGGGAAGGGGAAGAAGAGGTTGCCCAGGGCTCGGAGCCCCTCGCTGTTCTTCGGGGTCATGCCCACGAAGGAGCCGGTGGCCGACTCGACGGCGGCGTTCAGGTCCTCCTCGGTGATCCGCCCGGCGTCGTACCCGACCCGGGGGATGGAGAGGTAGGCGATCTTCTTCATGTGGGTCAGGAGGTCGTTGACCGTCTCCTGCTGGTCCAGCACGAGCTGCACCTCGGAGAGCCCGCTGCAGTCCACCCCGTTGTGGTTCAGGGAGAACATCGAGTAGGGGACGTACTTCAGCTCCTCCTCGAAGACGACCTTGTCGATCTGCTGGCAGTAGTGCTTCACCTTGCCGGAGTCGCGGTCGTAGTACTCCCAGATGGTCAGCCACTGGAAGGCGTCCCGCACGTCGTTGAGCCCGGAGGCGTTCTTCGAGTCGGAGAGCCACGACGGGAAGCGGTCGGGCTGGACCTGTCCTGCGTCCTTCACCGCGTACTTGCCCGACTCGACCCGCTGCTGCCAGGCGGCCCAGGGGAGCGGGGTGGCCTCGAGCCAGTAGCTGATGTCGTCCACGTCGCGGACGGTCAGGTCGAAGAAGAGCCGGGTGGGGTCGACCGCCTTGATGACCGGACGGTCCTTGTCCTTCGACCAGCCCGTCTTGAAGATGCCCCGCTTGCACAGCACGGCGTCGATGAGCGCGGTGGCGGCGCGGCGCCGCACCTTGTTGGTCTCGAAGACGTACTCCATCAGCCCGGTCACCCCGGGAGCTGCCTCCTCGGAGTTGGCGTTCCGGGGCATCGCGGCGACGGAGGGGTTGGGGCCCAGCAGGGCGGAGACCGCGGTGTCGGCGATGGCGTAGATGAGGTTCTTCGAGCACAGCATCTTGCGCGTGGCTTCGGTCGTGCCGCCGGAGCCCAGGTCGCCCGTGCGTCCCCACATATCCCCACGGAAGTATCGCCGTGCCTTGTCGAACTCGCGCTTCTCGTTGGCCTCGTAGTGCCGCTTGTGACGGTCGATGAGTACGGACAGCTTCGGCATGGTTGCGCTTCTTCCCTACACCTGCTACTTAGCAGGTAGCAACAGCGAGGTCAAGGTGGAGTGGCGAGAGGTCCCAGGGTACCCCTTCTATGAAGTCTCCCCTGAGGGGGAGGTGCGCTCCTGGCGAACCCGTGGGCAGCGCAACAAGCGCCGCAGCGAGCCTGTGCTCCTCAAGCAGGCGACTGACCGCTACGGGTACCGGCAGGTGCGCCTGACGCCCCCTGAGGGGGGGCCGAAGACGTGGGTGGTCCATCGTCTCGTGCTCTTCGCCTTTGTAGGCCCACCGGAGGAGGGCACGGAGGGAAGCCATCTCAATGGCGTGCGGAGCGACAACCGACTCGTGAACCTCGCTTGGGAGGACCGGAGGGCCAACAGCCAGCGCCGTTGGAGCCACGGGACGATGCTCCTCGGCTCGGGGCACCCTCGGTCCAAGCTCGATGAGGCTCAGGTAGCTCGGGTACGAGCGATGTGGAAAGAGGGCCACACCGTCGCGTGCATCCGCGAAGCCTTCGGGGTCCACGAGAACAGCATCAGGGGCATCCTCACAGGGCGCACCTGGACCCACGTCGGACCCGCACTCATGGGGTGCGGTGCCCCGGCGCGTCGTCGATGTGGGCCATCCCTGCACTGACTACTCCTTGGCGGGGCCCTGACCGCCCCCTCGGAAAGTCTGCTCGGCCGTCACTCGCTTCTGCAGGGGCACCTTCTCGTAGGCCCCTGGCTTGAGCTGTTCCTTGTGCTTACGTGCCTGCTCGGCCTTGTCCCGGGCGACGTCATCAGCTCGTTCGGCACGCTCGGACTTGGCGTAGAGGGCCCGGAGGTCATCGATGTCTCCCGCTACCTCGGGGCTGGGGTGGACCAGCCCCGCGTCGATCAGCTTGACCAGCCCGCGGATGACCTGGGCGTTGTTGTAGGTCAGGTCGTCCCCCGCGTAGTCGGGGCCGAGGATCTGCTGGATACGGTGCTTCCCCGAGACGTTCCGCTCGCCCCTGACGAAGCCCTTCTCTCCATAGGCGGCATCGCGGGCGGCAGAGCTGGCCTTGTTGTGCTCGCCGGCTGCTGAGTACGCCTTCTGCTCGGCGTCGAGGAAGTCGTCGTGGGCTTTCTCGGCCTTGTCGCGCGGCCCGGTGATGGCCTGCTT